AGTCGTTGACGTAATGTTGACGACTTTTTATATTGCGCAAATTTAGCGCTATCAACTAAAACACGAAACTCGGAGGAATGTATAATATGACAACTTTACAGAATCAAATCGTAGGTAAGAAAGAATCGGTAACAGACGAGTTATTACTCTTAAATCCACATCAAACGCCAATGATTAACTTAGTCGGCTTCGGTGATCCAGTATCGCAAGTTGAACACCAGTGGTTCGAGGACGAAATGTATGCGGACGAAACTACAGCGACAGCTGCAGCAGTAGATGCGGTGAAAATTACAGTGGCAGACGGTTCAATTTTTGAGCCAAAGCACGTAGTAAAAATCGGCGAAGAATTGCTATTAATTACGGCTGTTAACGGTAATGAAATCACTGTGACTCGCGGATATGCTAACACAACTGCGGCAGCAGTAGTAGCAGGCGCTAAAGTAGAGTTCCAATTCGTTGAGGGTGTAGAGGGCGCCGATGCTCGTAAAGCTCGTTTCAAATCACGCAAACGCGTATCAAATTTAACGCAAATTTTCGATGAGTCAATTTCTATCTCTGGTTCTGCCGAAGAGACGTCAGAGTACGGTATCGACGACTTATACGAGTACGAGAAACAAAAGAAATTGCTAGAGCTTGCGTTACAACTAGAAAAGGCAGTCATCAACGGTGTGAAGTACGAGTCAACTGACGGTAAAGTACGTCAAATGGGCGGTATTCGTAACTTTATTAAAACTAATGTCTCTAACGCAAATGGTACGGCACTAACATTAGATATGCTAGGAGATGCATTCCAAGCGATTTACGAGGCAGGCGGATTCGCTACTGGCGGTAACTACAAAATCATCGTAGGCGCTAAACAAAAACGTGCATTATCTGCTGCGGATAAAGATAAAATCTACATTGACCGCAAAGATAATGGCCGTGGGCAAGTAGTGGACCACTTCACATCCGATTTCGGATCTGCGGAGATTTTACTTAACAACAACTTAGCACCTGACGAGGTAATCATCGTTGACGCTAATCGTACGGAAATCAAGCCGTTAGGTAAGCGTAACTTCACTCATACGTACCTGGGCGTTAAGGGCGATTACGTTGAAGGTCAAATCGTAGGTGAGTTCTTACTAGAATTCAAGCAAGAGAAAGCGCACGCTCGTATTAAAGGCTTAAAATAATAGCGAATTGGCGGTCCTGCACCGCCTTTAACGCTTTATTAACGCAATAAAACGAAAGGAGCGCAATCATGGCGAAATACGAATCTCATTATAAATCACTTGGCTTTTATGTCAACGACGAATTAAAACGATTTAATAACGGCATTTACACAACGGACGACAAGGACGCTATTGCCGTACTAGACGAAATTACAGACGCAATTCGCATCGATGAGACAAAACCGGAGGCAAAGCCAGCACCTAAAGCGCCAGCTAAGCGTACAGCCTCCGCAAAATAATGGAGGTGACGTATAAATGACGCAATTTGATGAATGGGGCGACCCGATTGACCCTATTACGCCGAATGCTCCGGAAAAACCATCGGGTGACGAGCCGGTAATCATCGGCGAATGGAATCTAACGGAAGCTACTTCGTATTGCCTTTATAATGCCGTTGATAATGAAGACTTCTTAGCGTCAGACACAATTGCTCAGGTACGCTTCTTAAACGTCGCACAGCGCACTTTACAGCGAGCTTTCAAAGGTTACGTAATTCCTGTTGAGGCGAGCTATTTATTCGCTTGTGTATTAAACGCTAACTATAACGATACAACAGTTATGGCACAGCGAGGCATTGCCGGTTTCAGCATCGACGGCATTTCGTTCACATTCAAGGACTGGGCGAAGAAAGAACTCGACGACTTAATAACGGATGACATTCGCGACTTAATCGACGAAGCTAATCCGGACATCGATAGCAATAACGGCCGCATAAAGTGGGTGACGCTATAATGCCGATTGTACCACTTAAACAAAAGGCTTCTGTACGTAAATACATCGCAGACAATAACGATGGTTGGGCGACTGATGATTACGCAGAGCCAGTCAAATACGCGGTCAGAGCTACAGAACGCTTCGAAGTTGTTACGAATCAGCTCGGCGAAGAAGTAACGGCATCGCTAAAATTGCTATTCGATAAGCTGCCGAACATCGATTACAACGATAAAGTATCGTACACAAACGAGCTTGGCGTTACTATTGAGCGCAAGCCAATATCGATTAAACCTACACGGATGATTAACGGCAAAGCAACGTTGACGTCCGTTTTTCTGTGAGGTGAAACGATGGCAGGCGAATTTTATTTTGATTCCGGCGCATTAGCGAAAGCGTTGCATAAGTCGGTCGAAGCTACAGCGCGCGGAGCAAAGAACGGACTCACAGACGTTAAGAACGATTGGAAAGCTGAGTCGGTCGATATTGCGCCAATCGATACGAGTAACTTACGTAAGCAAATAACAGCCGAAGTATTTACGGAAGGCAACAGTACTGGCGTTGAGATTAGTGCTAACGCTACACGCGGGCCAAAGCGGTTTAACTACGCTTACTATATTCACGAAGAAAATGCCGGAGGCAAAAGCGTTAACGGAGAGAAGAAGTTCCTCGATAAACCAGCGCAACAAAATCAAACGAAATGGGCGAAATGGATTGAGGACGAAATTCAAGCGGAGCTTAGAAAGGCGGGGTGGTAGTCTATGGCGGACATAATCGGAGAAATTAATACAATTGGCGATTTACTGGCGACTGTAGGCGTCACTCGCTTTTACAAGCAAGACTTACCGTTAAAGTACGTTGCTAATACGATAGGCATTCGATGGCAAGGCGATAGTGATTCAGATTTTACGCAAGCTGCTTACGAAATTGATCGTCCATACCAGGTAATCTATTTCGGTAATAACGAGGTAGACTGCCTAAACAAATCGAAAGTAATCCGCGCGAAGCTAGGCGATTATTTATCGAAAAAAGTTAAGATTCGAGACTCTGACGACTACATGACGTTTGAGTCTTTTTCTATGTCTCCGCCATTCAAGACGGATACAGACGGAGTATATGCGGTTGTTGGTGTTCTAAGCGTTTCGATGCTTGAAGCGTACTCGCAGCCGAAACATACGAAGATCGGCGAAGTTATCGCCACGATTAACGAAGGAGGAATTTAGATTATGGCAAATGGAGCAAAATGGGATGCTGCCTCACTACCAATCCGCCCAGGCTTATATGCGAATTTCGTAAAAGCCGCAGGAAAAGCAGTGCTAGGCGGAGCAAGAGGTATCGTAGCTGTCCCGATTTTTACTTATACCGGAGGAAAAGCGGAATCCGGAAAGTTTTATACGATAGACACAGCCTCAGACGGCGTTGATCTTGTAGGTAACACAAATGCAACGCCTATCACACGAATTTTAGAGGGTGGCGCTAAAGAGGTTCTTGTATACGCAGTTCCTGAATTGATCGTTCCGGAAGATTCCTCTAAGCAGTTCACTGATTTACACGAAGCGTTTTCGGTGCAAGACTTCAACGTCTTTGTATACCCGACTGTTATTGATAGCGCTGAGCAAGCTACTACTAAAGCGTGGGTAAGCGAATGCCGCGACGAAGGTAAGCACTTCACGTATGTAGCTGGTGGTGATGCTGAGAGTGACGCAGATATTGTTGCCGGTAATGCTCGTTCTGTTGCGCTAAAAGACGAGTACATCGTAAATCTAGTTACCGGTGTTGTACTACTGGACGGAACTGAAGTACAGTCAGCGGACTATGCGCCATACATCGCAGGACTTATCGCAGGTACCCCGATTAACAAATCGATTACTTATGCAGAACTGCCGATTGCTGACGTTACTTTACGACTTAAAAACTCACAGATTGAAAAGGCGCTGACTTCCGGCTCTTTAGTAATCGTTAAAGACGGAAATAAGGTACGCATTGAGCAAGGCATTACTACGGACAGCAACGCTACAGAGCGCGGAAAGATTCGTACGACTCGCGCTAAACAAGCAGTAGCTACGGACTTGCCATCTGCAGCACGCGATAACTACATCGGTAAGATCGACAACGAACCAAACGGACAGGCAGCATTAATCGCAGCATTTAAAGCTTATTTAGAAACGTTAGCTGGCGAAAATGTTCTTACTGATCCGCGAGTTGCGCTTAGTCCGAACTTTAAGTCGGAAGGCGACAAAGTATTCATTGACGTATCGTATGAGGATTTAGATTCGGTAGAACGTATCTTCCTTACGATTACGCACTAATAGACGACAAAAAGACGGAGGTATAACGCATGGTTATGAAATCGACTGATGCCGTAAGTGGTACATTCGGAAAGCTAATTCTCGATGGCGAGTGGCTTACGAATGTCTACGGCGTTGAAGTTAACGGAGAAGTAAATTACGAAGATGTCAAACGCTCGGGTACACGCGCTAAAGGTAAAAAGGCGATGGACTACGAATTTACGGGTACAATTAAGTCCTACAAAATGAGCAACGAGTTTGCGAAGAAGATTGGTCAGATTACGGATGACACTAAAGGGGCGTTTGTAACGGAACTAATCGTTGCATTAGAGGATCCGGAGAATGCGCCAGTAGGTGCGGAGAAAATCCGTATCAAAGGCGTACAGTTTACGAATATTCCCGTAATCAACTTCGAGCATGGTTCGCTAGTTGAGGAAGAGCTGCAGTTTGTCTGCGAAGGCTACGAATATATCACTATTTAAAGTATCGCAAATATGACGCAAGGGCTACGGCTCTTAGCGTCTTTTAAATTCGAAAATAAACTCAACGGAGGTTTTATATATGGACGCATTACAAGCATTATTAGGCGCGAAGCCGGCAGCAGAAATTACAGATCAGGTGAAGATTAAACGACTAGGTACGGAATTTAAAATTAAAGCGTTAACAGGTGAGGATATCGATAAGATTCGCGAACAAGCAACGTATCCAGTTAAGAACGGAAAGAAAATGGAGCAAAAGGTTAATGAAGAAGAAGTTGCACGTTTACTTATCGTTAAAGCGACTGTTGAGCCAGACTTTGCAAGTAAGCAATTATTAGAGCACTTCGGAGCTTCTGACGCTGGCGGTTGCGTTCAAAAAGCGTTATTAGCTGGTGAGATCGCTACATTACAAAACGCAATTCTGACGTTAGCTGGATTCAACGACGAAGATGAAGTCGAAGAAGTAAAAAACTAATTAGGGCGGGCGGCGAGGCGTACTTACTGCACCGCATATGGCAAGACAAGCATAAACTACCGCAAGAAATTTATGCGTTAGAAAGACGGCATAAGAATTTCCTCTATGCGTCTGAGTTACTTGTTATCGAGGAAGAAGAAAAGGCGGAAAAGGAGCGTCAGAGAGGAGGAAAATAGGTGGCAGTAAATCTTACAGCGATATTCAAAATGAAAGACGAAGGCTCCTCAAAGATGCGTAAACTCACGCAGATGATGGAAAAAATGAACCGAACTAGCAAAGCGACCGGAGACGGTATGGCGAAGGCTCAATCGGCGACTACTCGACTAGGTAAAGCGGTCTCCGCGTCTTCAAATCGTATGAACGGTTTCGGAGCAAGTATTAGTCGATTGCATGTGAGCTCAAATGGACTTAGCGCTTCAATTAGCGGACTTCAAAGTACGCTTGTCGGACTTGCTGGCGCAT